GAACAGATGAAGGCTCTACGGTCGGACGTATGGTTATGGGATATCATGGAATCTTCCGGTAAGGGAGGTTACGGTGAGCGTGTTACCGACAAGCTGGATGATTATATAGAGCAGGCAGGAAAACTGGAAGAACTGACCGACAGTCTTTATGAGGGCCTGATCGGAATGTCATTCGATTCCATGTATGACAGTTTTATAAGCAGTCTGATGGATATGGAGAAGAGTGCGGAGGATTTTGCTGATGACATATCCAAATATTTCATGCAGGCGATGCTGTCAAATGCCATCGGTGAACAGTTTAGTGACAAACTGAGGACATGGTATGATAAATTCGGTGAAGCCATGAAGGATGATGGTACGCTTGATAATAATGAGCGTAAGGAGCTGATGGATGAATACATGGGTTATGTGGACGAAGCCATGAAGCTCCGTGACGAGCTTGCCGCAGCAACCGGATATGACAAGATTTCACAGGAGTCCTATTCCCAATCTTCTTCATCAAGAGGTTTTCAGGCAATGAGTCAAGATACTGGCGAAGAGTTGAACGGTAGGTTTACAGCATTGCAGATTGCAGGAGAAGAGATAAAGAATCAAAATATCATTCAATCTCAATCGCTTAATTTACTAACAGTAAAAGCAGATGCTCTACTTTCCATAAATACGGAAACAAGAAATATTGCTGATGATACGCGGGATTTGATAGCGCAATCCTATCTTGAATTGGTACAGATTTCAGAAAATACAGGGGCAATCGTCAAACCTATTCAACAGATGCAAAGAGATATAGCAGAGGTTAAAAAGAATACAGCAAAATTATAGTTTATGAATGAATTATTAATTAATGGCGAAAACGCTTATACAACATGGGGCGTGAGAATGGGAGAGGGGTTTCTTGATGTTATTGGGGCATCCGCTCCCATGAAGGATTTTATTGAGAACAAAAGCCGACTTGAACATGGGAAACGGGTAATAATCAATAATCCTAAAGTCGATGAGAGGGAAATAACTCTTTCGTTCACTATCGAGGGTAATTCTCAGTCTGATTATCAAGCAAAGAAGAAAGCTTTCTTTGATGAGCTGTATAAAGGTGTGGTTGATATTCAGATTCCTGCTAATAGTAGCGAGGTTTACCATCTTATTTATACTGGCAAGAGTGTCACTTACGCACAGAGTTTAGACCGAACTTTCGGAAAAATTTCAGCCAAGTTTAACGAGCCAAATCCGGCAAACAGAAGCTAATTCACGACATTGGTTTTATTGTCGTGTATGTGAGTGCTCAAAATTGGGCACTCTTTTTTTTATCCCCGAACTTTGAAGACATGGAACAAATCGACATCAAAGACATATCCGGTGCTATCCTGCTTACAACTTTGATCAATGAAGGCTGCAAGCGTAAGTTCACTCTGATGAAGGAGGACTACATCATGTTAAAGTTCTCCTTAGAGAATCCCATATATTTCAAACTTGGCTCATACGTGGAATGTAACTTCGGATTGTTCGAGGTGTGCGACTTGCAGAAGCCCGCATTCAACACCAATACCGCCGGCTACGATTACGAATTAAGACTTGACGCCTACTACTGGAAATGGAAAAACAAAATCTTCAAATATACCCCGGAGACGACCGGACAGGAGGCGTCCTGGAACCTGACCGCTCCGCTTGACGTACAAGCCGGTATAGTCCTTAGAAATTTGAAAGCTCTTGGTTACACATACAAAGGACAGGATTTTGTTTTCTCCATTGATTCCACAGTCGAAAACAAGTCCCAGTTGATGAGTTACGATAACATCAACATCCTTGACGCTTGTTTTGAGATGGCGAAGAAATGGGATTGCGAATGTTGGGTGACTGAAAACATCATCCATTTCGGACGTTGTGAGTCTGGCGATGCGGTGGATTTCGAAATCGGGAAAAACGTGCAGGAAATGTCACAGTCAGAATCCCAGTCCACTTATGCCACCCGTATCTACGCTTTTGGTTCAACAAAGAATATCCCATCTGACTACCGTCCGGTTGACGAGACCGTGGTTGTGAACGGCGTGGTGCAAAAACGCTTAATGCTTCCCGAAGGCACTCCTTACATTGACGCTTATCCTGATATGACTACCGAGGAAGCCGTCGAGCAGGTGGTTATCTTCGATGAAGTCTATCCTCGAAGAACGGGCATCATGTCGGATGTCACCACTATCGAAGTGACGGACAAGGTGGAGAATGAGGACGGCACAACCACCGAGGAAAAATGGAATGCCTACCGCTTTAGGGACACGGGTGTTAACTTTTCCGAGAAATATATCCTCCCCGGTCAGGAGCTGAGGATACGTTTCGCGTCCGGACTTCTCAACGGTTTGGAGTTTGCCGTGAAGTTCAATCCTGAGGGAAAGCCGGAGAAATTGGAGGATGGCGGATGGAACCCTGAGGCACAGCTTTGGGAGATAGTCAGGAATGAGGACTATGGCAGACCGCTTCCCGGTGATGTGCTCTTTCCCCAGGATGGAGATGAATATGTGCTTTCCGGCTGGGACAGTACGAAAATAACCGAGCTGGGGCTTGTGGGTGCCGCCGAGCAGGAGTTGAAGGAAAAGACTGAAAAGTACGCTGCCAAATCCAAGATAGACCCGAGTACCTATGGCTGCACGATGATGTCAAATGACGCATACCGTGAGGATGGCATTCACAATTTCTATGGCATCGGTCAAAAGGTCAACCTTATCAACAAGGCTTATTTCGAGAACGGAAGACAGTCAAGGGTTATCGGATTTGAATTCAATCTTGACTATTCCTTTGACTCACCTGTTTATACTGTCGGGGAAACCGCCGCCTATTCCCGTATCGGGGAGCTGGAGGAAAAGGTTGAGAGCCTTACCCTAAAGGGACAGACCTATACGGGCGATGGTGACAGCGGTGTGTATGTGATAAGAAGGAATGACTCTACACCGGCCACGGATAGTAACGTGTATTCCGCATTGCGCTCCTTAGTAATGTTCCTTCGTAAGGATCAAGCGGACGGAACAAATTTCTTATTGAAGTTCGGCAAGTTCATCGACTCCATGATTGCCGGTAAAGGTGCCGGTATCTATCCTGACGGGCGCGGTCAGTTCGAGCGTCTTGAGGTACGCGGCTCCGCAGTGTTCAAGGAAATCATCTATAACCGTCTGAACGCACAGGAAGGCGACACCTCATATTCCGAGAACGGAGTCATTGAGTCCGTGGCTTTAGAGAGCGACGGAACTTATACCCTGAAATTGCGCAAGCGCTGGGAGAATGACTTCACCGCATTCCAGGAGGGTGATATAGTGTACGGGATTGTAAACAACCTCTTTTCAACGGGGGAGTATTACGCCTCGTGGATGCGCGTGCTGTCCAAGAATGTCCCGGCCAACTCCATCTCGGTGTTGTCATACCCGGACAGTGAGGTGCCGGGCGGTAAAAACTATCCTCCCACAGAGTTGACGATCATTACCAGAAGAGGAAACGCCTTCAATGAGGACAGGCAAAGCTACTGGTATTTGTCCGCCACCACGGATAAATGTCTTGTCTGGCTGGAAGGAGTAACGAAGCCTGTCTTGGAACAGAACAACTATTACATGATATTGGGGCGTTTGCCCAATTTGGATTTGTTTGACAATCTCCCCGTCAACTATAAGCACTCGTACATATTCGCCCGTGCCGGCATCTTCGGTGAACTTTACCGGGTGGACTGGCAGGGACTGCCCGTACAGGAACTGGTGGACCGTGGCTTTTGGTCGGCCGAAGTCGCGTCCTCTGACAATCCTTACACCAATACGCAGGAGCGGGCGGACACGGTTTGGCACTACGGCTGCAAATGGAAGTGCCTGATGACGGGAACAGCCGACGAACCGCAATATGCGGCGGCCGGATGGGCGATGCTGGAAGGGAACCCGGAATTTACGATAGAGATCGGCAGCACAAAGGGGTGGTATTTTGATATCGAGACTTTTTCCACAACGTTATATATTACCGGCAAGCTGTACAACCGTGACGTGACAGATCATATACTTGACGCTGATGTGAGCTGGACGCGTGATACCGGGAATGTATCAGAAGATAACGCATGGGCGGTGAAGCGTGCCGGCGCCGGGAAAAATCTTCCTCTGACGATAGATGATCTCGGACCGAATTATACCAACATGCGGGTGTGTACGTTTAAAGCACAGGCGTTATTGCGTGACGGGCAGCAGTTTGAAGTGGCGGAGAATTTTGTAACATTTTAAAATGGTTTTATACAATGGCAACAAAGCAACGAAAAATAGAAATCAACTACCGGCTGTTACAAACCAGTTGTAACATCGAGGTGGTGGGCAGCGTGCCGGACATGCAGGTCTACCAGGCTGACAAAGCTGAATACACTCCGGACTATACGCTGACACCGCTGGTCCTGTTTCCGCGGTGCAACGCCACCGATCCGGAAGCGGTGACTAAAATCGGGGCGGTCAACTCCAGGCTGACCAACATGAAGTGGTACGAGCGCATCGGAACCACACGCACACTTATCACATCGACAAACACAGGCTACGGCATTACGGAGTCCGGTGACAGCAAGGGACAGATCACAATGAAAAAAAATGTCACCGTCCTAAAACCCGTCACGCTGGAGTTTTACGCGGAATATGCCGACACACGTACCGGACAGCTGTTTACTTTTCAGATGAGCCGTCTTGTCCGCGCGGTTGACGGTACGGATGCGATCCCCGTATTGACGATAGACAGCCCGTCCACGCTGGACTGGAACCCGGTGCGTGACATCACCGCACAGACCATCACGGCTAAACTGATGGTAGGCGACACGGACGTGACGGCTACGGGCAAATGCAAGTTCTTCTGGTACCGTCTGTTGTCTACGGGAGCGCTGGAGGCGATAACCACAGGAGCGGGTGACAACGACTGGGAGTTTGTATCACTGAACAAGAATGTATATAAGATTGACCGCAATTATATAGGTGATGACATCACGATTGTCTGCAAAGCCACCTATGCGGCTTCCGGGACTCCGGCATCAACCCCGGGCATATCGGACCCGGCAGTCTCTACGGTGATACGCCGCAGGATTCCGAAGATTGAAGCCGACTGGGAGGGCGTACCTACGGGTGTTCCGGATGGGACTTACGTCATCTTTCCCAGACCCGTCATTCGGGATACCATGGGGGTTATCCCGAATCCGTCCGCCATGTTTAACTGCCACTGGTACGTCAAGAAGAGCGGAGATGCCGGATATGCCAAGGTTGCCGACGGATACTCTCCCAGGATACCTTTCAGCAACGGCATGATGTTAAAGCTGGAGGTGGAGGACAGAGGCCCTTACGTGGCGCTGACACAAGGCGGCAAGGTGCTCACACAGGGGGGCAAGGCGGTAGTAGTAAGAAAATTTGGATAACATTAAAAACAATAGTAGTATGGCATTTTACATTAAAGTAACGAAGGAGGTTGCCGACCGGTTGCATCTGACCGATATCCGCAACAGGACAGCGGATGGCAATGTATTATTGTGGCAGGCGGACGTGGCACGTTTCCCCGGCGACACGGTATTTGACAGGGCCAAGGAAGCGGGCGGCATCTGCCTGACCCCGCAGGCGGCGAAAGAAGAGATAGACGGTACGGACCATCCCGTCGAAGTATTCACACCTGCCTCTTGGGGGGAGGACAACACCGAAAGCTCCGAAGGCACGGATAGTACGGAAACGACCGGGGAAGGAGGAGCGTCATGAGTTTGGCCAGCGCGACCGGACAGGTCATATTTTCGCAAAAGGGCGGCGTATACATGCCTGCCATCCAGTGTAACCAGGGAGATCTGTATCAGGAGTATATGGGCGAAGCGTCCGCGCCGACGAACATCGCACCGGATTTCGCTTCGCTCAAGCCCGTCTTGTCCTTCATTCTCACCTCTTCGCGGGTGGCGGAAGGGCTGGTGGTTCCTTCCTCCATGAAATGGTATTTCAATGATGTCGAGATCAAGTTCTCGGGCAATGTCTCCACCAACACGTTTGGCGGTGAGACGGGACATTTCAAGTTTATCCCTTACCAGCCCGGTACGACGGATTACTACGGATTGCAGATCGTCAAGAATCTGGTCAAGGCGAGCGGAGCGGCCTCTTGTACCATCAAGGGTGAAGCCACCGTGACCGTTGGGAATACCAGCGACACCGTCCAGTTCGTCTATAGCATCCCCATTACCAAGGGGGTCGGAAACCAAAAGCATGTGACGATCATTGCCGGTGACAACAAGTATTTTACCCTTCGGGACAAAGGGCAGAGCTGCATTCTGAAAGCCGTAGCGCGCATGGGCAGTGACGAGATCACTACCGGACTGGCGTACAAGTGGTACAACCAGGTCAACGGTGCGTGGAGCGTGCTGAGCGGAAAGACCACACAGACATTGACCGTCACCAACGATATGGTTGACACGACAGGTGTGTTCAAGGCGGAGGTGTACCAGGGCGGCAAGCTCATCGGTCAGGACACGCAGTCCGTAATGGATGCGTCCGATCCGTTTGATTTGATCCTGAATCCCACGCCCGAGGACGAGACCATCCGGGAAAGTGGTGACACGGTGGTCTATAAGCCCATTCTGGTCAAGCGTGGGAGTACCACCAAGTACAAGGACATGACTTTCTATTTCGTGTTCATGGACAGTGCAGGAGTAGTCCTTAACCCGTCTACTTCCGGTACAGCAGCCACTTCCGGCACGTGTACTTGGGACATGTGCCAGCAGGCAGGAGGCAACGTGGCATGGACCATCACAACCAAGGAATAAGGAGGTGATATGCCGTTGGTGACTAGAACCGGACAGGTCAGTTTTGCTCCAAAAGGTGACAAGGGAGATAAGGGAGCGCGCATGCGTATGCGTGTATGGGGGGCGTCTGTGTCTTACCTGGAGGGCAAGCAAGGGCAGCAGTTTTACGACATTGTACTTTATGACAACCTGCTGTACCTGTGCATCCGTTCGCATACGTCGGTTTCGACGGAAACCCCCAAACAGAATGTGGCTTCGGGAAAAATAAAATACTGGGAGGTAGCACAGAGCTGGACTTTTATCGCCACCAAGCTGTTGCTGACCGAGAAGATCAAGGCGTCCATGATTGATGCGGACGGTATCAGGGCGGTCAATGTGGACATCAGCGGAAAAATCACGGCGGATAGCGGACGTATCGGTCCGTTTTCCATAGATTCCGGCATGTTGTCCTCAAAAACTCTTTATGAGGGGACGGATTCCCATGTCGGTTTCAACCTGTCCGCCGGACAGATAGAGTTTTATAACGAAAGGACATTTGCACGTGTAAAAATCGGAGGGAACACGAAATTTGTCACAATCGAAGGGATATCGTATGATGCCGGAATTGACATACAGAGTCCGAATGCCATGATCGGGATGCACATCAAGACCCTGAGCATTCCTCTGTTCGTGGAGGGGGGTAACATTTTCCTTCATCCGAACAATGACAGTTATGTGTCTCTTCATGGCATAGTGGGGAACTGGAGGAACATATCCGTCAGCACTTCCCTGAATAACAATGATGACAATGTGATGTTTATTAATACGGGTAATATAGAAGTGACACTTCCTCCGGATGTTCCGGGACATACCATATACTTCAAACGTATGAGCGGCGGGGTAAGACTGACAGGCGGGCGCATCCTGCCTGCCCCCGGAGGAAAAGAGATGTCCTCCATTGATCTGGATTATGCGTCCGGATTCGTTAAATGTATGGGCAATTATTGGGTTATGTTTTATTGCGGATAACAGTATTTAATTAAGAATATTATGAAAGTTGATTTTACAAAATTTCCCCTGTTCACGGGGATAGACAGACAGGATATGGTGATAGCGGATATCCGTAAGGATATTGCTGACGGCATTTACAGGAACGTGCCCGGTCTTCCGGCGCACGTGCTTGCGGAGAAGATCTATCGGAACGAGCTTGTGGAGCTTGCCGATGACGAGATTCATATACTTGACCTCTACACTTCCGCTTCGGTGGGGCAGCTCGCCGACTCATGGCAGGATTATAAGAAAAACAATTTGGAAACTGGTAAATAAAAAATATTATGGAAAAGATGGAATTAAGTGAGGCGTTGAAAGCCAATGCCTCAGTACTGGAAGAACTGATGCCGATTGCTAATTTAGGAAGTAAAGGGCTCTTGAGAAAAGGCGTTCTTTCTCCTATATTGGTTTGCAATAAAGACTCCGTTCAAGAAGTATGTGTCGTTCGCCTAGCGAGTTCATCTAACGCCTATATCGGTATGATATTGTATGTATATTGGGGTGGTTCTACAGGTCTGTTCTTTATTAATAGTAAGACTGGTAACTCCTATATCATAAGGAAAGTCAACGGTAGTATGATTTCTGAAATAGAGTTCAAACGAAAAAATGATCATCTCTTCGTTCGGAGCAAGACAAACACAGCTTCATTTCGTGTAAGTGCTTTGTTTTTGGATACTACTGGGGTTGACCTGTCTTTATCCATGAATATAGTTGATGAGAATCTGGATGATGCTGAAGATATAGAAATACTATAATTCTTTGGTAACATGAGGAGCGGACGGGTGTGGACCGGCACCCATCCGTTTTATCTCATTAAAATATGACTTATTTTTAATACTATGTTGTTTGTATTTGTTTCCAATCAGTCCAAGTTCCATTATTACATATTCGAATAAAAAATCTGCTCTGAAAATCTACAAAAGTTTGCTTGATGGTGACCTCATTAATAGCAATCGTTTCCAAGAATCCATAATTACTTGATGTATTGGGTTTATTATCCAATGATTGGGTTTTATCGACAAACATATATCCAGTATTATTAGCTTCATTAAAATCAGTAATTTCACCAAATCTCCTTTTGTACCACGTATCATTTATCCCTAACAGTCCTTCCAGAAGTGCAAACAGATAAATTTTATGTCAAAGAAACCGTCTTCCAGGTTCCCCAACCACCATTCCACCATTTTATTCTAAACACTAAAAAACCACCATAGTTATTAGTTCTAAATTGTACTGTTGACTGTCCCAGATTATGACTGAAGACAAGAAGCGTTTGATCATTGTATGAAGTGCCTTTTATTGCATATACTCCAGGCTCATACACTTTATCAATATCGTCTTCAGTTTTTAATTGGATATACCCTTTTCCTTTAAATATAGTACTACTGCTAACTCCTAACAGTCCTTCCAGAAGGATTTGTATCAATGACTTTTGTATTACAATATTATTTTAAATGTTTGTTGGTCTATATATCGTTTATTCTGTTCTTTTTTTCATATAATGATTCTTTTTTAAATATTTGTTATAGCTTTGCTATGACAATTAATAATGTTTTTTCATTTATTAATTTTTGAATGCCGTGAGGTATTTTAATTAATAAAAAGATTTGTGTATGGAATTGGGCAGGATTGGCGAATCCTGCCTTTTTGATACCGTACGTCAACTACATAATAATTTGGGCAAAACAAAATTTATATATAACTTTGTAGCATCTATATTGAATTAAACATTATTCTAAATCACTAAAAGAGTTTACTGATAAAAATGTCTAGATGCTATCGTTCGTGATGAATAATGGCATCTTTTTTACAAATGTTTTTTTCACAGACCATTTTTTTATAGATATTATACATCTTTACTTGCGAAAGTGGGGGTGTATTTTTTATTGGCTAAATTTTGCAGCTTGGAACAGAGGATGCATCTTTGCGGAAAAATGGATAAAATCAGATACCGTCTTGTATATAACCGCCAGAACACACTTAACAGGCAGGGCACGGCTCTTGTACAGGTTGAAGCCTATTTGAACCAAAGGAAAATCTACCTGAAGACCAATGTTTACCTCAAACCGGAGTGCTGGAGCCGTGAGGGGGCACAAGTCATTAACCATCCCCAGTCTAACGAACTCAACACAATGCTCTATGAATACATCCTGTATCTGCAAGGCATAGAGTTGGGGTATTGGAAGCGCGGAATACCTGCCACACTCTCACTACTGAAGGATGCTGTCAAGAAGAAAAGTACGGTGAATGTCAGCTTCTCCACTTTCGCCAAATCAGCCATTGACAATTCGGACAAGAAGCAGTCCACCAAGGACAACCTGCACTCGACACTGGCGGTCCTGAATGATTTCCGTTCCGGATTGGACTTCAAGGATCTTACCTATACATTCCTTCGTGATTTTGAGCAATACTTGAGAGAAAAGGGCAATGCGGTCAATACGATAGCCAAGCACATGAGACAGCTCCGTACCTTGGTCAATGAGGCAATCAACCAGGGATATATGCACGCAGATGCTTATCCGTTCAGAAAGTACAAAATCAAACAGGAGAAGGGCAGACATGAGTTTCTTACCCCGGACGAGCTGAAGAAGCTGGAAACGGTCGAGGTGGAAGAGGAGTCCATGCGCCATGTGCTCGATGCCTTCCTGTTCTGTTGTTATACCGGATTGCGCTATTCTGACTTCTGCCAGCTCACACCTGAGAATTTCATTAGAGTAAACGGCAAACGGTGGCTGTACTTCAAATCCGTCAAGACAGGGGTGGAAATCCGTCTGCCGTTACATCTGCTGTTTGAAAGCAGGGCATTGGGCATTCTTGACCGCTATCCGGATATCGGAAGTTTTGCCGCTTTGCCTTGTAACTCGGAAGTGAATAAGCAGCTTCGAAAGCTGGCCGGATTGTGTGGTATCAAAAAACGGATAACCTACCATGTGAGCCGTCATACCTGTGCCACCCTGCTGGTTCATCAGGGAGTTGCGATTACAACAGTCCAGAAGCTGCTCGGACATACTTCCGTAAAGACCACACAGATTTATTCGGAGGTACTTTCCAGCACCATTGTGCGTGACTTGAAAAATGTTCAAAGGAAAAGGAAAAAAGTAAAGATGTTTCCCGATAAAGGCTTAAGAACATCTGATTTTATAGACAACCGGTAGATTTCATGAATCCTATTTGTTTTCTATTAATATTGTGATTCTTTAAATTCTTCGGATAATCGAAATATTGCTCCTGATTATTTTTTTCAATATGGATTGAATATGGAATAGTTTTCACTATCTTTGCAGTGTAACCAGGAGCTTGATGGCAATAAATATTGTCATCAGGCTCTTTTTTTATTGTCTATCTGTCGAATAATGGAATCCCCCGTCTGGCTTCACAGTCTGACGGGGGGAGGTTAAATCCAATCAATAATAGTTTTGAAAGAATCAGGTCAACAAAGTATTGACAAAGATAGTGAAATATGAATAGTAAGCAATATGGATATGGATTTATTTTGCATATATATAAATTCTCGGCATTTTTTCAGGAAAGATAGGGACAGTTGAGAAATAAAGGAAACAGGATGAATAATTTATCATATAATAATTAAACGGTGAATGTAATGGAGATAGATATTGCAAACATTATTAGTGCTGCCGGAACATTGCTGGCAGCTTATTTCGCCTATAATCAGTATACCAAAAACAAACTGACTGATTTAAAAGTGGAATATTTTAAAAAAGAGGAGGAAAGAAGAAGTTACCACCGCAGCGAGAACTCCGCCAAGGTGTTCGGTGAGCTGTGGCGTGTACTTTATGAAACGAAAGCAGACAGGGTATATATCGTACAACCCCATCCTTTAGGGCATATAGCTTTTCTTTCGGTGCAGTTCGAAGTAAAACGAAAAGGTATAGCCGGAATGCGTGAAAACATCCAATCACTTCCCATGAGTGAAGTGGCCGTTTTTGCAGAAAATCTCGCAAAGAATCTTTTCATGTTCTACTCAGATATTGATAACCAGGTTAAGGATAAGGTTGCCAAATCTCTATTATCAACAAATGGATGCAACAGCGTCGCTATTAAACGGCTTAATTCATCTCAAGATTGGGTTGGAAATATCTTTTGTGAGTTTACAGATGAAACGGATTTGAATGAAGATGAACTTCATAAGGTCTTGCATGAAGCAGCGGTCAACATACAATATATCCTGCCGGAATTCAAAGAAAATAAAATCGAATAATTATAATTAATGAATAGTATGGCTGACGTAAGAAAACTTGCACCGTTTATCCTAAAGTGGGAAGGCGGTTTTGTAAATGACCCTGACGATTTGGGAGGGGCTACCAATATGGGCGTGACTATCGGCACATGGAAATCGTGCGGCTATGACAAGGATGGTGACGGTGACATAGATGTGGATGATCTACATCTGCTTACTCGTGAGGACGTTGTTAATCGTGTACTCAAACCACATTATTGGGATAGATGGAAAGCTGATTTGATACAGGATCAATCTGTGGCAAATATTCTTGTGGACTGGGTGTGGGCATCCGGTGCGCACGGAATTAAGATTCCTCAACGCTTGCTTGGTGTTACGATGGATGGCATTGTAGGTCCCAAGACCATTGCCGCAGTAAATGCCAAGAATCCGCGTGAGTTGTTCGACATGATTAAGATTGCCCGGTTTGACTTTATCGAGGATATATGCCGGAAACGCCCAGCAAACAACAAGTTCAAACGGGGGTGGATGAACCGCATAAATGATATCTCTTATGTTGGTTAGAGTTATGAACTGGGTAAGCCGGCATATATTGCTGGCTCCTTTCATGTGTCTGTTCCTGCTGTTCGGATCATGTGGCAGCTCGCATAAATCTGTCAAGTCAGACACTAAGATTATACAGAAAGATAGTACACGTGAATCTGTCAATATCGTACACGGATCAAGTACGTCTTTGAGCGAACTCATTACCACTAATGGTAACTATGTAATTGATTTCCGTATCTATGATACCCGAAAACCGCCCGACAGTCTGACTGGAAAACCTCCGTTATTGGCAGACGGTCATGTGGAAGGTGATTTCAGCAAGAATAAAAGGAAGGAAACTGCAACCAAAGACAGTACGGAAGTGAAAGCTGACAAGGAAACCACTTCCAATACCCGTGAAGAAAACCGGTCAGAAACCATAAAAGAGAAAAAAGAATCCACGCTGCCTGAACAAATCGGTTTTGCCTGTGTTTGTGTAACCGTTTTGATTGTCGTTATGCTGATAGTAAAGCATTGGCACAACAGACAATCTTCATCATAAGACTTTAAATTTATAAATTGAAATGCCTCGGCTCGTGATGAGTCGGGGCTATTTTTTGTTATCTTTGCCGGAACTAACATTAACTTATGTATTATGGCTGAAAAAAAAGAATCTTATTCCGAAGAGGAATTGAATGAAATGATCGTATGGTTCAACAACCATGCTGATGAACTTCCCAAAGAAATGCAGATTAACAAAGCAGCTTTCACACCAAATTTGAAACTTACTGTTGAAAGTTGTATCATGCAGGCTAAGCAATGTCTGGGCAACTATAAGATGGCTGGAGCTTTTAGACTGCTCCAACAAATCAGAGAGAACCTTGAAAACAATAAATGATATCTTTAATTATTTAATAAGCAAATCAGGCTGTTTCTTCATTGAAAAAATATAAAAGTGGCAACTTTAAAAAAAACAATTGTATAAATGATTAGTTCTCGGTATTTTTTATAATTTTTTTTCTTGTTCGGGCAAATATGGTGCAAATAATTATTATATAATATATAAAACATTGATTAATATATGATTATGAAATACTTTAATAAGCTTCCCAAGCTGAGGGTCGCGGGTTCGAATCCCGTTTCCCGCTCCGGGCTTCTTTGAAAGGAGGAGCAAGAATGAGTAAAAAACCTTATGTATCAGCGATATGTAAGGTTTTTTCGTTTTTAGGCGATGTATTCGAGCGCATAAAAAAGCAGGTTGCCCGGACCTAAATCGTGACCTGTTTCGCTCGAACTGAAAAGAGGTCACGATTTACGACCGATGCGTTGAATCACATCGTTTTGCGTCCAATAATCTCTATGCTGCATACGTTTAACCGATTCAACCCAAGCAGCATGATGAAACGCACGACATTCAGCGTGGTCTTCTTCTGCAAGAAGACGAAACTCACGAAGAAAGGCAAAGCACCGATCTATGCCCGTATCACGACCTCCGGCCAAATTTCCGAAATCCACACGCAGTGTCAGGCCGTACCGGAACATCGGAACCAGCATTTGGAACGCGGTCTCCACGCAGTTACCGCAAGGTATTCGCCCGAAAAACACGATCACCGAGCAGATCGAGAACCTGAAAGGGCAGCAAGAAACGCCGCCGGTAGATGTTAGATATTACAGCTTTGCAGGCGCAGTGGAAGGCCGTGCGGACGGACTATGACGCCATCGACGAACAATGACGAAAGAAGAAAGAGGAGCCGGCGAAAGCCGAGGAACCTGCGCAGCCCCGCCGCGGGATCGAAGCCGGCAAACTCAAAGGTATCGACGTAGATGCCACGGCCGAAGCCGTCGAGCAAATCGGAACGTTGTTCCACGATCCGAACCCTCGCAATACGAAAAGCAGATCACAGACTCGCAGGGGATAATTGCCGACAAGTACCAGCGAATCGGAAAACTGCAACAAGAGATTAAACGATGCACACCGGATATGAGAAAGAGGTCGCCAACCTTAAACAGAAGGCACAACAGCTATTGAAAACATCCGTCCGCATCGATAACCTGTTCCCGCACGAAAGGGACTGTCGAAATGGGAAAGCTATTGCAAGACCATCGGGCCGAGCGGGGTCAAGTTCACAGCAAACGCAACAGACGCCCCGTGGTTCGAACAGCAACGAAAGGAATTTGACCAGAAAATCGGAACCGACATCGAACGAGCGGAGGAAAGGCCGGAAATGGAGATTTCACCACAAAGCGGGTCGGAACGAAAAGGCTGTCCCGCTTTCATTTTTCACTCAAACAAATGGCCCCAAATTGAAATAACATTGTTCAGAGTCAATATTGATTTTCAGAATTTTTTTACCGAAATTTGCTTTCGCAACAGCTCGAAAAAAGAAGACGGCAATTGCATTTTCCGGATATGTTTTCTACATTTGCATTGACATATTGGAACCACGGAAAGTGTAAGTTTATTCTTGACTGGACGAACGTAGGAAATTCATCAGTGAAAAGAATAGGCGAATATCTTCTTACGTCGTATCCTTCGGGGTATAGGCGTGGGGCTGTTGCTTATTTTTTCACGAAGGTAATCCTACGACCTGTCCAGTTGAAATAAGTTTTCGGCACCACGCTTTTCTTTTTGTTAAAGCCGCCGAGGTGCGGACGGCATTTTTCGAAACTTATGAAAAAATTGATTTTGTTGGCGTGCATCATATTGTGCGCCGGGAGTGCGTCGGCACGGCGAGTGGGCGTCTACTGCTTCTTTGCCGACGGAGCGAATGCCGTCTATGAAGACGAGAATCTCAAAGTCATGATCGGAATCGACGGCGGACACCCCTGTTGGATAGTGGCAAACAAATCGGACCGAACGCTCTACATAGACAAAGGAAATTCATTTTCTTACAAAAACAATACGCCGACTTGCCTTTTCACCAATGCATCCTACACGAGCGGTAAGGAGAAAAACTCGGGCGTCGGAATCAATCTGGGAAGTGTCGCCAATGCTGTCGGAATCGGAGGGATTGCCGGAACACTCATGAACGGCATGAACGTCGGCGGAGGACGTACTACACAAAATTCGACGACGATTCAAGAACAGCGTGTGTTAGCTCTCGCCCCTAAGGCGGTCTACAAACTTTGCGATTGGACAATCGATGCTTCCGACTTCGCCCAGATAGGCTTCCGCCCCCGTAAAATCGGCCGGACATGGCATTTCGAGAATACGAACACGCCCTATTCGGTACGAGGCGTATTGCGTTATTCTCAAACGGAAGATTTCGCGGAAACACAGGATATAACAGTGTCGAACTATGTTAACGACATTGTGCTGGACAAACGCCAAAGCCTCCGTAAATTCAAAAAGGCCCGAGTCGTCAATAATCCTATTTATGCAAATCGTAGTTTTTGCGTTTTCCTTGAAGGGCAAAATTACGCTGCAACCGCATACCTCGTCGGAGGCTGCCTCGCTGTTGGAGTCATTGCAGGAGCAGTAGCAGCGTCCGCCTAATTCGAAGGTAGAGAGAGGTAGTTTAAGTCAACATATAAAACTCTTTATCTTCCCGATTACCTCCTGTGACAAAAATATAATACGGAAACCTCCAAAAACAGATCGGTTCAAAACGATTAAAATTATTTCCATCCATAAAAACAAATTCTTATAACCCGTCGACGGAATCGAATCAGCGTATTTAGTTCCGTCGGCGGGTTATGGAATAATATCCGGCGAACGAATATTCCTGTTATCGTGATTAGTTATCCAGAGCGGTAAAGCAC